AATCCGCTATGCGGGGCCAAAAGATGAATCCTTTTAATCTGACAGAACCATCCTGCATCAGCTTTAGCGGGGGTAGAACCAGCGCCTATATGCTATGGCGTTTCATTGAGGCAAACGATGGCTTGCCCGATGACTGCATTGTGACGTTTGCCAACACGGGCAAAGAGGCGGAAGAAACATTGGAATTTGTTAGGGATTGCGGCAAGCGTTGGGACGTTCCGATTGTTTGGCTTGAGTATCGAGATAAGGGCGCCGGGAAAGACAATTTTACGGTCGTTAGCTTTGAAACTGCCTCGAGAAAGGGCGAGCCGTTCGAGGAAGTAATTCAACGATACGGGAAGTTACCGAACCCGGCCCAGCGGTGGTGTACCGGCAAGCTAAAAATAGTGCCTATTTCTGCTTATCTGCTATCCATTGGCATTACAGAATCGCTTGCAGAGGGCGAGCGGTTAAGCGTTATTGGTATTAGGGCTGATGAGCAACGTCGAGCCGCCAAGATAGAGCCGCATCGCAGGCCGCTAGTGTCGGCCGGCGTGACAAAAGAAACCGTATCTGCGTTTTGGGCGGAGCAGTCTTTCGATCTTGGCTTGCCGAGTATTGGCGGTGAAACGCCTCGCGGTAACTGTGACCTTTGTTATCTAAAAGGCTCGACTCTCATCGCGTCGCTGATTGAGGAAGAGCCAGAACGCGCTGATTGGTGGGCGAGGATGGAGCAAATCATAACTGACCGAATCGGTAACAATGGCGTTGGTAATCGCTGGCGCGCTGACCGCCCCACCTATAAGCAGATGCAAATCATAGCCAGAGAACAAGGCCAGCTCGATTTAGCTGGAGATGAAACAATATCGTGTTTTTGTGGAGATTGAGATGATAATTGAATTTACTGGTAGTGAAGGCACCGACCACGACGGCCTGAGCGCGACAGTGGGCCGCAGCGATGAATACCATGTCGTTAAGTTCTATAACAACGACATTGAAGTAGCTGATCTGGGGCGACTAGTGATCGGCGTGCATGAGGCCATATCACTGGCGTTGGAGTTTATTACCGGCGAGCCTTTGCCCGCTAAGAACCCGACGCTTTATAGTGCCGAGAACAAGGGCGGGGACAATTAGATTTGGCAGGGGATGAGACGATCCCGTGCTTTTGTGGAGATTGATATGCGATTGAAGCGTACACCAGCAGACCATTGGTTTAGTCGATGCATCAGGATAAGAAATGACTTCATCTGCCAAGGGTGCGGCAAGAAGTACGAAGAAAACAGCGTGGGCCTGCACTGTAGTCATTATTTTGGCAGGGCCAAGAAGGGTGTAAGGTACGATGCCTTGAACGCTTTTGCCCATTGTTATGGTTGTCATCAAAAGTTTGGCAGTAATCCTGATTACTTCTACCGTCATTACATTGACACCTACGGGGAGGGCGCTTTAGAGATACTGCGGGAGAAGGTAGAGGACATCATGCTGGGCAAACGCATGGTGAAGGAAATCAAGGATATCGCCAAGCATTACAAGGCAGAGGCCGCCCGTATGGAGAACGAAAGGGCGGCAGGTGTGGCAGGGTGGTTAGAGTTTGAAAGCTGGGATTAGTCTAGGTAATCCTCAAACAACCTCTCTCCAGTTGTAATTCTGGAGATTCGATCAATATTGGCTACACCAGGGGCATACGTCCGTAAAGCCCTAAGCGCGGGAACAGCCGCATCACGATCGCCAGTAAGAGCACGTTCAGCAGAAGAGACTAGCCCGCTGCCAAGCGTCGATACAGCCTCTATCGGGGCGGGAACCAAGCTAACGGGCTTTCCGCCAAACTGTTCTGATCGAACGTTGACAAAGCCGCTAGAGATGTTTGACGCCAACTGATTCATTGTCGCACTGGCAATTCCCTCTGGCGTTATAACGTCTTCAACATCAGAGTTCTTGGAAAGATCCAGAGTTTTTCTTGCGTCATCCCATACCCCCGCTACCACACCGAATAGGCCAACATATTTTGCTGAGTTGAACATTGCATCCTTGGCCGCTTGCGATCCTTCCGCACTATTCAGCCCGAACCGTTGAGCTTTTAATAAATTTAACCCTATTTCTTCTCTGATATTATTCATCTGGCGGTTCATGTACGTCAACATACTGTAAAACATACGTCCGTTAGGGTTGTCATGGAACGCTTTTGGTAATGCGCTGGCGCTTACAGGTTGCCATTTGTTTAACGATGACCCAGCAAAGTTGATGATCCACGGGTTGCTTAAATCCTCATCCCTCAGAGCCTTTACGGTAGATTGAAACTCACTTTCTGTAAGACCGCGCATACCGTCATGTTTACGCAGCTTTGCAAGGTCTTTTTCTTTGCCGCTTTTTGCAAGTGCGATTCCTCGCTTGATCGCGCTATTGGTCAGGATCTCTTGGCCCATGCGGTTTACTGTTGATACGCCACTAACCTTGTAAAGCGCCTGACCCGCTACATCTACGGCCTGAGCAAAACGCGGAAGCCTTATAAAGTTAAACTTGTCGGCTGCATCAGACACCGCCCTTTTGCCTGTATTGGCAAGCTCTCCCATATAGTCTTTGTCAAGCCCCAGCTTTTCATTTCCAAGCCATCGCTTTGTGTCCATATTGATTTTTGGGATTATCTTCCCAAGAACAGGCGTAGTTCCAAGCTCATCAAGGGCGACTGTCACTGTCCTCAACACCGCAGGCGCGACGGTTTTTGCCCATGCGCTTATCCCGTTTTGATAGACGGGAGCGGTAATGCCTTCAATAAGGTTAAGGGCCGCGTTAAGAGGGTTGGCAAGCAGAGCGGTTGATGTAAGCCTGCGAGATACGGCACCCACGGTGTCTCCACCCTTTTTTGATGCGATGATCTGTGATCGCAAGCCGTTGCCCAAGTTAGCAGATACCGCCTTTGCTTTTTCTGCGGCATCGGCCTTTGATAGACCCTGCGCTAGATATTGTTTTCTCGCCTCTCTTCGAGCCTTAACCTGAATCATCTTGATAACGTAGTTGACTCTTCCTTGTGCCTTTTGCGCGTCAGGTAACTTCAGCGGAGACTTACCCTGCTCAAGAACAAGCTTTCCAGTTTTCTCATCAATCAAACCAAAACGCTGCGCTAACGCCCTAGCCGACACTACGTCTTCGGCCATTTCCTTGATCGCGTCGATGGGATTGACGTAGTCCGACACGGTCATATTTGCAGAGTCTTTGCCGCCAATCGCTCCCTTTGTCGGGAAATAGTCAGGCGACCCCTTGACGACATCCAATCCTTGCAAAGTTTTAATTTGTTTTTCGACTTGCTTGACAATTGCCTTTTCTTTAGGCGTCTTTGCGGCCGCGCTGAACATCGCCCAAGTAACCCTTTGGCCCTTGGAAATACTGTTATTCATCCGAGTGCTAAGAAGTTTGAGCTGCTTACTGTCTTCAAACAGTTTGTAAGCATCAGCAAAGGTGTTTTCAAAAACATCGTCTAAAGCTCGACGATCATGGCGAATCATTGTTTCTGCATCTTCTGCAAGCTTTGCAGCCCTTTCGCCTACGTTTTTAACAAGCCACTGGCGAGTGCCAAGCAGAACGCTGCCTATCACACCGCTGGCTTCTGCAGGCTCTATGTTTTCTGCGCTTACCGCATCCTCATCTGCATCAACCCGCCTAGCGCGACGTTTCTGAGTGCTGGTATCTACCTCAAACCCAGGCTTAGATTTTTCTGTAGCTTGGGTGACGGTGACAAATCCTTCTTCGCCGCCTATAAATGGGGTATCTGTGCCATCTGCGCGAGCAACGGCAGCGGGCTGCACGGCATCTGCGCCCTTGGTTAAGAACGCGCCAGACGCACCGCCGACCCCAGCGCCTAAAGCGCCGCCAAGGAGCGCGCCAGTAAGTCGCCCCTCCTCCTCTTCTCCAGAAAGAAAGCCATACGCGGCCCCCTCTGCTGAACCCAGTAACGCGGCTTTTCTTGCTCGTTCCAGCTTGGTTCCGGCCTGAGCTATCTTTGCCATACCCATGCCGGGGATGAACAAACCAGCGGTTATTCCAGCGCCGGTTATAAACTGTGATGCCCCTGGGTTTCTTCGCTCAAAATAACGCAGTTCTCGCCTAGACCCCTCAATCGCCTTCGACCAATTATCAGCCTCACCAGACATCAAGCGGGCCGCAGCATCAAGCTCATCACCTATTCCGGCCGCAGACTCAAGAAAGTCTATAGCCCCAGCCCTCAAAGAGCCGTACTCCGCTACGGGCTGACGGCCAGATCTGCGCCTCCTGCTGCGACCTCTCCGTAAACGACGCCGCCTTCTTCTGTCTCGGTCTTCACTCATGGCCTGCCCGCCCTGCTGGAGGCGCGACTTGGCAGGTCACCCCTAAGAGCTTGTACAGCCCTTGGGGTTTCTAATGGACGAGACGTCCTTCCGCTTTTGCTCCGAATTGTTCTTGTGGGGGCGGGCGTCTTTTCTTCGTCACTTGCAGGAACAGGCTCTTGGATGTCTTCAAACTCCAAAAGATCGTCTATTATCTCGTCAATATCTGTTAGCCCGCGCTCTGCCGCGTACTCCTCCATAATTATTTGTCGCTCTTCGTCCCTAAACGTCCCGAGTCTTTCAGCTTGCTTTACGGTAAGTGTACGCATCAATTCACGAGGCACTTCAGATGCGTCAATATCTAAAATCCTCCGCGCCATAATGTTTGTATTTTCGTCTATTAGCTCAGCCCTAGCATCATCCGAATATCTGGCTCGATCCTCTCCAGGCAAATCACTAAGCTTTTCTCCAGCGCCTAACTCCCCAGCTATCGCCGCTAATTCCTCGGCTCTGTTATTAACGTCCAGCCTTCCAGGCCTATAATTAGATATAGACTCTTGTGCTTCTTCAATAATTGCCTTGTCACGCGCTATGTCGTCTTGCTGTCTTTGCCATGTATTTAAGGCAATCGTGTCACTTTGTCTTTCAATCGTTTGTATTATGCGCTGTTCAAGTTTGGCGGCTCTATCTTTATTTGCGAGGTCATCCCAATTAGACCCAAGCCAATGACTTTCCAGTAGATCCATATACTGTTTGTTTAGCCTCTCTAGTTCCCGCGTTTTTATCCCAGCATCCGCCAGCCCCTTAATGCTACTTGAAAAGTCTGTATTTATGGGTTCTTGAGTTTTCAAAATACTGTCGCTTCTAAAATCTTGAAGCTGCCCTTCGGCCTCAATTTGACTAGAAACAAACGAATCTACTTGGGCTTGATATTGTCGCGGGACATTTTGTAACGCTGTGTTTAATTCTTCCCGATCGCCAGATTTTATGGCTTGTTTAATGGCATCTCCGTTTTGAGCAATCCACGCAACGGATTCCATTCTTTCTGTTTCTAATCGCGTGGAAAGATTTGCTGCCTTGCGCGCCTCATAGCTCTCGCTTACATTAGGGTCTTCCAGTATTCGACTTCGCTGCGTCGCAAGCGTGTCAGTTATTCTCTTAAAATCACCATCTGAAATCGGATCTCTTCCGTTAGCGGCATAACTGTCGTCAATTTTTTTTCTCATCGCCTCTACGTTACCTAGCTCTGCATCAATTCTAAAAAGCGAATCGACAGATCTGCTTTGCTGTGTCGCCTTTGCGCCTGGCATTAATCCCTGCAAAGCCCTAAGCTCTGGCAACAACGCAAGTCGCTCTTCACTTGACGTTGTGTTTTTAAATTGTTCTTTTATAGCGTCCATTTGTGCAGAAAGAGCGCGCACATCGCCCATTTGAGCGGCTGCAACGCCTCTAGTGCTGGCATCCATCAAGGCATCCATACGAGCCATTTTTTCGCGCTCTTCCCTTCTATTTTCAGGGCCGAGCATGGCTTGCCCGATCGCCTCGCCCGCGCGCGCTGAAAAACTAGGACTAGCTAGTTTCTGCAAAAGCCCGCTATTAATCCTTAAGTTTGGAAGCGAAGTCCTTGGAATTGCCATAATTTATCTCCAAATGCCAGCGTAATTAACTTGGTAATACCCATTGTCATGTAGGATTACCCGCTCAGGGTGCGTTTTAAGAAGCTCTTGGGCTAACACCCCAACGCTAGAACCAAACTCACCAAGCTGATTGGCTTTGTTATTCCAATCCCACTTGTAGATATTAAAACCTTTGTGGTTTTTGCCAACAAACTCAACATTTTCTTTAAGCCTAACGTCAGAAGAAAAAATATTTGAAAGCATGTCAAATAACCCATCGTCGTCACCTGCTGCGCCAGCCGCTAATACCCCAGCGCCAACCTCACCAAGAAGATCACCTTGACCCAAAGCAGAAGCAAGCAAGGATTCAATTCCTGTAACACTTGCCTCACCAAACATTCCTGCGCCAAACTGCTGGGCTTGCTGAGCCATTCCTCCGCTAGTAAGCCCTTGCTGAAGCACGTTAAGAGCCGCTGCCTGAGGAATAAACGCACCCTGGGTCGCAGCAAGCGCCCGCCTTAACTGGTCTGTCTCAAGAGACTGTTGGCCGCTAAGCATTCCCAAGCCAGACTGACCTAGTTGAAGGCTGCGAGCTTGTCGGCCTGTAAGCAAGTCTTGAGCCGATTGGCCCAAACTAGCGCCAGTACTTGAAAGTTGAGTTCCTAAACGACCAGCCAGTTCTCTTTCGGATTGAGCTTGCTGCATTGCTTGGATCATGGCCATATTTCGTGACTCTGATTGAGCCTTTGCAAGAGCTAACTGCTCTGGTGTGCCGCCATAAAGATTGGTTGAAACCCCTAGCCTTCCTTGAGAAGCCAATCGTTCTTCCAGCTGAAGTGCTTGCCGTTGCTCGTCATCAAATTGACCCGCACGTATACGATCAAAAATAGCCTGCTCTCTTGCTGCAGGATCTAATTCAGCTTCTTGCAAAAAACCTCTAGCCGCAGTCAGGTTATCTCTAGCAACCTGATTAGTAATATTTAAAGTTGGAAGGTTTGATGCAAGTTGCGCACGAGAGTGACCAAGAAGCTCCTCACCAATAGAGGCTACTTGATCACCCCCTCTCGCCTGTCCAATATTAAATAAACCTTCCGACAAAAGCGCGCCTTCAATTGCTGCGGCCCTGCCTGTTGGTCGAACATCCAAAGATCCCCTATCACCAATATATGACCGTCCAGTGCCGCTTGAAACAGCAAACGGTTTAAATTCAGACTCGGTTAAAAGCCTGTTTGCAAGCAAATTGGCGCTTTGTTCTGTGCTTGCCCCAACATTTCCAAGCCGTTGGTATGCTGTATTAATTGCAGCTAGGCCAGCAATGTCACTAAAAATAGACATTAGTATGTTCCTCCATCAATAGTGACAGTATCCGCACTGCCAAGACTAGCAACTACATTTCCTGTAACTGTAATGTTTGGAACTGTTACTGTTCCCGTAAATGTAGGAGAAGCAAGATTAGACTTCGTGGCTGACGCAACAGCAATTGCATCAAACTCCGTATCAAACTCACTACCTCGAATAATTTTATTGCTGTCGCCAGAGGGCAGTGTATCCTTAGCGCCAAAATTTGTTGTTTTGCTGTAATTGCTCATATTGTTTTACCCACTAACGCTAAGACATTAATTTCCTGAATTGATACAACGGCACCATTAACGCTTGACTCAATGCCTATGGTTATAACGCCACCATTACCGCTTCCTTGGACAGAGGTTCTGGTTACTAACAACCCGCCAGTAAATGTTCCCACCCCATACTCACTAACGCCAAAAAATGCTGGATTCTGATCGCCAATATTTATTTGATAGTTTTTAAATGCTGTACTAAAGTCAAAGGCCCATCGAACAAGAACCACCCCATCATTAAGGCCAACCAATGTGGGTCGTATTTTCTTTAAAAGTTTTGTTTTGCTTGGACTTCCAAAGGTTAATCCTGGGCTTGTATACCTAAACTGATATGTTGCCGCATTATCGTTATAGCCATCGTATTTTCCAATTCCATCAGCTGACCCAATGTATAAAGTTCCATCTTTGTCTCTGCCAAATGATTTATGGCCTACGGATGTCCAGCGAGTAACCCGATAAGCATTATTCTCTAGTTTAATTTTAAGATCAAAACATAGAACAGTTTTTTGACTTGGAAAACAAAGTAAATAGAATGCGTTTTCAGGGCTGAATACAGATTGAATAGGATCTGTTTCGGCATTAACAAGCAAAATTAAATCAGTTTTTACATTTTTGCTTAAATCAGATAGTGGCAATGACTTTTCTTGTATTGTTCTGCCAAGGCTTCGTAAGCCAGAATCAGACAAAAACAACACATCTGTTCCTATAGACTGTATTGAGCCTCTGTCAATACCTCCAATGCCAGAAACAGTATCAGCTAAACTCATTACGGCGGGAGTATCAGCATTTTGATAAACCAAAAGACTATGCTCACCAAAAATAACAAGCAAGTTGTTGTGCGCAACCAACCCAACAACAACATCATGTCCATCAGGCCATGCTTTTGATACGTTAATAGACCCGCTTGAGCCGCCAGTAAAATCAACCCCATCTAAAAGATCAGACCAATACACTGTCTGAGCTTCAGATGCGTTATCAGCTATCCACAAACGCCCGAACGATGCTATAGCCTCATTACACTTAAGAGTAGCCGCTGTTGTTGTGCTAGTCACAGTGCCAAATGTTCGTAAGCCAGTTGCATTGTCATAAACAAGCGGCTCTAAACCTCTTTGGAAAAAATATGCCTTGTTGTTAAAGTTTACAATCTTCCAGTTATTAGCATTTATTGAGTATGAGCCTGGAGTAGCATCAACCAGCGTAGTTGTGCCGGTTATTATTTTATTATTACCAGTGCTAAAAATTACATCATTGCCAGAATCGTCATAAAACTGATGAATTTTATGGATATAATCAGAACCCAAAACAGTTTTGTTTGTTGTTAAAACATTGATTCCTTTGCGAGAAGCTATACGGCCACGCTTATCAATTACCGCATTATCCGCAACTTCTGCAAACGTAGGGTCTTGCGCTAAAGGCGAGTCTTCTGTGTTTAATCCTTTAAACCCAGGGGCAATTAAGTCAATGCTTTGTAATGGTAATGACATGACTGCTCCTACGGGGTATAAAAAATTGTTTCTTCAGGATGCTTTTGAGCATCAAGCGCAACTGCGTCAGAAAGATATTTATCAGCAATAGAAAAGTATTCAGCCGTTGATGTTCCTCCTGTTTCACCCCGTTCTCTAGCCAACAATGCAACCGCTAAATGAATAACAGGCTGACTAGGAACCGCAAGAGTGTCAGTGTCGCTGCTCAACGCCGTCTTGCGTATAACAATTCTAGATTTTAACGAATACACGCCATCTGGTTTAGGATAAACATCGATTTGCGTGTCACCGTTTGTATCAACCCCGTTGTATGTGTAGTACTCGGGCGCACCTGACGCTGGGGTTTGGACTAAAAATTTATCATCAAACCAATTCTGAGTTTGATATTCCATTCTCAAATTAGAAGTGTCGTTGATTATATTTAGCACCTTTCCTTTGTCACCGCTTCCTGTCAATGAGTAAGTAAAGTCGCCAGATGACGTTGTAATTGTTAACGGTGAGCCTGACGTAGTTCTTAGCGCAGACCAATCCCATGCTGACTCAACAATTTCTTTAGCGTCATTTACAAAATCACCAACCATCGTGCTGTAGGTATCATTTGCAACAGTCAAAACTGCATCTTCGCGCAACCGTCTTAATACATTATTAACTAAATTTAAATATGTCATACCAGCATTCCATTACGCCGAGTGTTGCGATTAAAAAAATCGTCCATCAATAGGCTCGAGTCGCTCTGACTAAAATCAGATATATAATCTCTATTTGCCCTGCTAATTCTATAAAGCTCTGGAACATTAAAAAACAAAGATGCTTGATATTTATCAGCGTCAAACTCGGGCGCTTTAGGGGGGCTTGGCGATCCACTTCCATCCCCATCACCATCACCATCACCATCACCGCCGCCATCTCCGCCACCGCTACCACCTCCGCTACCGCCACCGCCACCCCCGGGTGGTTGCGGCCCGCCAGTAGGCAAAGTGGTTGTTGTAGGCGTTACAGTTTGTGTTGTGGTTGGGGTTGTTGTTGTAGTAGGTGGCTGTGGCCCTCCTGTAGGAAGTGTGCCACCGTCATTGCCTTTGATGGTATTACCTTCACTGGCACCATCACCACCATTCCCGCTACCACCAGTGCCACCATCTCCGCCACCGCCAGTATTGTCATCTCCGCCACCGCCAACGGTTCCCTGCATTCCGGTCAAAATGTCGTCTATACCAAAATCAGGATCTGTTCCGTCAATAGTCCCCTGCATGTTGCCTAAAAGACTGCTTATAGTGCCAAATAAGTCATCGTCATCGTCATCGTCAGTTCCCAAAACGTCAGTGTCGTCAGGGGTAATTATTTCTTCGCCATGTTCGCCATACGATTTTCCAGGAAGAAACTCCTCCCACCACGCACCAGTTCCATCATTTATATTGCCAAGCTCTCTCCACTCACCCTGCCAAAATCCATCTTCATCCCACCCCGATGACTCATCGCCCTCGCGGGAAGGAACAAGAATAAATACATTCCCATCCTCATCAACTTCATAATATTGCTGGGATTTGTCATCTCCTGGCTGACCCGAGCCTCCAGGCGGGGTGCCTGTACCAGTTCCTGTGGAAGTTGTGTCTGTATCATCAGTATCATTAGGGTCGCTTCCGCCACCACTACCGCCGCCGCCACTACTGCCACCCCCACCCCCACCACCGCCATCATTAGGTAGCGGAAATGTAGGAATAGTTACACCTGGAACAATAGGGTTAAATATTAAATTGCCATTTTCATCTACAAGAAGATTTCCTTCATCGTCTGTTAATGGGCCTGTGCCTGCTCCGCCATCATCGCTTCCAGTGCCTGCGCCTCCAGGATCTCCATATTGAACATCAACAGTTCCATCCCAATCTTCAAACAAAACTGATACTGGATTGTCCATGCCCCCGCTATAAACAGTATGCGGATTTCCATCGGCATCTACAGCGTAAAGCTCGTTTGTCCCATCTCCGTTTAAATCGCCTGACGCATAATCAACAGCGCCTTCTGGAAGTGGGCCAAATACAGTTCGAAGGTAGGCTTTTAGTGTTTTAAATTCTTGGTTGGCTGTTCCAGAAGGCCCATAAACACTAAAGCCAGCTTGCATACTTTCTAATATTCGCCTTATTTCTTCAATGTCAAATGGGTCGGAATACGAATCCCCACCCTCTGTAACCCTGCCAATGCCTCTAGTAGCCATAACCTATTTACCACCCTTAAGTTTCATCAGCTTGTCAGCACCACGTATTCCAAATGACGCAGATACTGCAAGAAACAATAGATACTGATACCAATCTGGAAGAGTATCCAAAGCAGAAAAACTGTCATGAACCCTATCAACAATAAGAGGGTCGTCAGCAATGATGCTCCAGCCAAGAGCAAATAACGGCACTGCAAGAACAATTGTCCAAAACTCATCCTTCCAGCTAGACGCAGACGCGTCAGCCATTTTGCTTTCCCAATCTGCACCATTCTGTATAACCTGCATCTTAGCCTCATGTTTAGCTTGAGACTGCTGCTGCTTGTTGCCTAGCCATGCTTTAGCTAAACCGGCAACTGGGCCTATTAATGCTTGCAACATACATTACCTCATTAAGTAAACAATGAGTGAAGCGCCGGTTGTTATTGAAATCCAAAACATCCTTTCACCAAATCGCAAAGAATTTGAGTTAGTTAGTACATTATTAGTTAAGTCTTTAATATCCTCTGTATGACCATCAATCTGTTTTTCATGCCGCTCAAGTCGCTTAAATATAGATAGCAACCTTTCTTCAATCCGAGCAAAATTAGCCACTGTATCTGATAGCTTGTCTAGCTTGTCTTCTATTCTTTCAAGCCTTTGTTCAGTCACCGCTGTAAGCCTCTCCGCCATTGCACTGATCCTGCCACTGAAGTTCCTCAAATGACAGAATGCCGGTCGGCTCGTAGTAATCGCACATATCATACACGCCGTCATTGGTAACATCGCACTGCCTTTGCCATGTAACCATATTAAACGTCAATCCTTCCGACCAGGGAATATAGCTTTCACACCACTGCGCGCTGCCTATAACGCCAACGCCGCCCGTCTCAACATGCACATAATCTTTCTTTGTATTCGGCAGCGTTAAATGAAAAAGAATATCGCCTCGACTGTAAGCCTTTGTGTGATAAAGCTTAGAATAATGACTAACGTACACTTTTTCATTGTCTTTAACTGTGTATTGGCTACCATCGTCATACAAAATTACTGTATCTGCCGAAACAAACATTGTTACCACAACAACCGCAAAAGCCAATATGCTCTTCATCCTGCGCTCCTTATAACTGATACCGTTGCATAAATAATTCCACCCGAAAGCATCAAAGCAATAATTATTGCTGAAACATCTAACATTCTTCTCTGCCTTCTCCGCTGCTTATAAATTATCCGCTCACGCTTTGCCCGTATTTCTCGACGCATTTGCATCATTTCTTTATACGTTTCTGCCCCGTAAGACCAAGTAATTAACTCCCGTATTTGCTTTTCTTGCTCCTCTACTTTCTTTTTTGCAATAACGCTGTTTAGTGCTTGCTGCTCAACAGACTCGCCATCAAACAACTTTTTAAACAATGGCGGCTTTTCTGATTCTTTTTCTGCCTCTTTAATATCGGAAACCAAGCCATACCAATGCCCAAGCTTTTGGGCAACGTGTTCAATTTCTGCGCCCTTGTTTACTAGCGTCTGTATACCCTTGAAGGTTGTAGACGCCATAGCAATTAAAGAAAGAGGATCCATTCATTAGTTTACGAGTTTGCGTCAATGGCGGCTTGAAGCACAGACGTATCCTGCGCGTCAGTCCAATAAGGCTTGGCAACCATAATCTCTAGGTGCTCTACGTTTCGCGCCCTATGATCAGTCCAATCACTATCCGTAAAACCTTCTGGCTTGCTAGAATTTAACAAATTTACAGAATCCATAGCGGCATCATATTGCTTCTGAATTTGCTCTGATGTCAGGTTTTCATCACTCATTTTTAGTCTCCACTTAATTCAGCAACTTGTGCTTTTAATGATTCAATTTCTGCAAGCGCCTCTTGCAATGCTGATACCACGGAAGGCAACAGCGTTGTATAAGACGCTTCCAGCTTATCAGGATTGCTTTCGTAAACTAAATTAGGAACGTGCCAGTCTGTTTGCTCTTGTGCTGTCTTCAACTCTTGAGCAATAAAACCGTGGTCTGAAACGCCTACTTTGCCGCCGTCTCTCATATTCCAATCAAACGAAACAGGCCGCAACGCTTTAATAAATGCCACAGCACTATTTAGCGACTGTATGTTGTCTTTGTCGCGTCTGTCAGACAAGTTTGTTAGCGCCGCATAAGCGCGTAGTGTTGCAACGCTTGAGTTTCCTAGCGTTACCTCGTTAGTTGCTGTTGCGCTTGATGGGTCAGAATTGTAGCCAATACAGGTCAGGTTGCTCCCTGACGTAATCGCATCACCCGCACTGTTTCCGACCGCTGTGTTGTATGAGCCGGTTCCGTTGTATCCAGCGGTATATCCAACATATACATTTCTAGCGGCAACGGTGCCGGAATACCCTGCATAGGTTCCAAGATAGGTATTATCATATCCTGTGGTCGTAGAATAACCAACCTGATAACCGACTCCTACATTAAAGTTGGGCGAGGTTTGAAGGGCAAGAGCCTGAAACCCGACACCTACGTTGTAGGCTCCGGTTGTGTTGGTCAACAAAGAAGACGCCCCTACTGCAACGTTTCGCAACCCTGTTGTATTTGCTTGCAAAGACGCATTACCAAACGCTACGTTATAGCTACCTGTAGTCGTGTAATATGCGGCATTGTATCCAGTGCTAGTGTTTGCTTCTCCAGACGTACAGGAGTAGTTAGCACCGTAACCAATATGTACGCCATAACTAGCTGTGGCACTGGTTCCTGCATAATTTCCTACTTGGACGTTGTAGCCGTTTGATGTTCCCGCATAGCCAGCATTTATTCCAATGCAAGTACTGTGGTGTCCTGTAGTTCTACTGTTTAGGGCGTTATTACCAATCGCTATATTGTTAGTTCCACTAGTCAGACTAATTCCGGCACTACGTCCAACTGCCGTATTGTATGACCCAGTAGTTAGGCCATATAACGTTTGGCTACCTAAAGCAGTGCAGTATGCGGCAGATGTAGAACTCGGCATCGACACATTGCCTAACGCGGCATTTTCTGTGCCACTGGTAGACTCCGCTAAAGCTTGCCTGCCTACCGCCGTATTAGAGTGAGACGTTGCATCTTCAAGTGCGCGATAACCTACTGACGTGTTGTAGTAGCTGGTGGCATTAGCTTGTGAGTACCCGCCTACCGCGACGTTCAGCGAGGCGCTGTGTCCTGTGTTAGTGGTAAGCGCGTTATAACCTATAGCAGTAACATAGCCGTCGGTAACCAAATTTGCGCCAGCATTAGTCCCCACAGCGGTGTTGCCACTGCCTGTTGTAACGTCAGTAAGTGTTTGATACCCCACACCTACGTTAGAAGACGCCGTGGTAGCCGCGTCAACCGCCTCATACCCAATGGCTGTGCTGTAAGAGCCTGTAGTATTTACAAGTAAGGAGTTTGCTCCAACAGCAAGGTTATACTGGCCGGTGGTAGTAAGGGCCATAGCTTGATAGCCCACCGCTGTATTGTAACTAGCTGACTCGTTTTCGCCTAACGCGCTGTTTCCGATTGCGGTGTTGTAGTTGCCTGATAATGACCCATCGTCCAACGCGGCATCACCTAAGGCAGTATTATTTGTTCCGGTTGGAAAATTACCGTCCAGCTTGATAGTGCCGCCGTCAAACGAAACATTAGAGGATGCTGTCAGTGTGGTAAACGAGCCTGCGGCGGCGGTAGAGCCTCCGATAACAGTGCCATCAATCGTTCCACCATCAATGTCTGGCGTGTTTACATCAGGTGATGTAAGCGTTTTGTTTGTAAGCGTATCAGTTGTTGCTCGTCCAACCAGGGTATCAGTCGCAGGAGGAAGCGTAAGCGTTACATTGCCACTGTACGCGCTATGAGCAGATGACTGAAGCTGAGTGTAATGAGCGTTGCTAGACTCACAATAAAACTTAACATTCGATACTGAGCCAGAATTCTTAAGGACAATCTCGCCAGACTGTATGTCAACATTACCATCAAGCCTTACAAGGCCAGAGCCATTAGGCGTAAGCGTAATGTTTCCATTGGATACGCTAACAATGTCTTGACCATTTACATCAAGACTTCCACCTAGCTGTGGCGTTGTATCTTCTACAACATTTGAAAGGCCACTCCCGCTTACAGCATTTGCAGTGACATATGCTTTTACTGACTGCTGACTAGGAATCGCTGTAGCTGAGTTACTAGCAAAGTCATCCTCGTCAAGAAAAGCTGTTACACCATCAAGAACATTTAACTCTGCCGTTGTAGCTGTAACGCCATCCAATATGTTTAGCTCTGCAGCAGTGCTAGTAACTCCATCTAAAATATTAAGCTCGGCGGTAGTAGATGTAACGCCATCTAGTATATTTAGTTCTGCCGCCGTAGACGTTACTCCATCAAGAATATTAAGCTCTGCAGCTGTCGACGTAACCCCGTCAAGGATGTTTAGCTCTGCCGCGGTACTTGTAACTGCCGTACCATTAATTGACAAAGCATCTGTTTCAAGTGTGCCGTCAATATCTGCATTACCCGACACATCCAAAGAGCCTGCATCAAGCTCACCAGAAATTGTAATGTTTCTGCCGCCTGCAATGTCCTTATTAGAATCTGTAATAATTGCTTTGCTTGCTTCAACAGTTCCAATGCTTGTAATGTCTACGTAGTTTATGTCTGCTGTACTGGCTGTAACGCCATCAAGAATATTTAATTCTGCTGTAGTTGAGGTTACGCCATCTAAAATGTTTAACTCGGCGGCAGTAGAAGTCACTCCGTCCAAAATGTTGAGTTCTGCGGCAGTAGAGGTAACTCCGTCAAGGATGTTTAATTCAGCAGTAGTGGACGTTACACCATCCAAAATGTTTAATTCAGCTGCGGTAGATGTTACCCCATCGAGAATGTTTAACTCTGCTGCTGTAGCGGTAATTGCAGTCCCCGCGATAGAAAGGCTGCTTGGGTTTGACCCCACTTCGATAACAGCACCACTGCCATTTTCGGTATAAAGTCTTTTGTTTGTTAAATCAATTGCTGGTTCGCCTTGGACTAAATCACTAGCTGAGGGCGCACCCGATCCATTTTTAAGCTTAATTGTGGTTGCCATGAACTACTCCAAGGAAAACATTGGATATAAAGAAAGGGGGGCCGAGGCCCCCGTATAGATTAAGCAGATGGTAGTGCGAGCACAAACCCAGCTTCAGGACGATACACTTGAACACCATAAAGGGTGTCGGCAGTGTACAGAGTAGACAAATACTCTTGCTTGTATTGCGTCTGTGATCGAACGGCCATTTGCTCAGCCATCACAACTGCATCAGCGTGGAAAAGCAACGCCGCGCGAGTATCAACACTTGCCGCACTGTTGTCGGAAGCAGACTCAATAGTTGCACAGTTAGCAGACACGTATACATCTACGCCATAAAGATTACCAATAAGGCCGCTATTTACTACTCCACCGCCTACAAAGTCAGATGAAACATATCGGTCAATGCCCATAATTTCATTCCGTACTCCAGGAGGAATAACAAAGTAACGATTTTCCATTGGGACATTGTTGTCATCCAGCTTTTGGATCATGTCTCGGAAAAAACGATCAGTAAACTTATCACCAGCAATACCATCAATAGTATCGTCAGTGTACTGAGTCGTTGAGTCATTGGTATTCATAAAGCAGCCAGTGTGCTGGTAGTCAGTAGGAGCTACTGATCCAGAAAATACAACTGCACCACCGTCACCAAAGCCAGTACCGCAAGAGTGCAGGTCATTATCAACCTGTACAGCCAGAGCATAACCAGCGTCTTCAGTGTAAAACTGACGCAAAGAA